GAGGCCGGACATCATATTTAGCATGTTGCTTGCAGCTTGGGCCCGACCTATCTGTTCTTTTTCGCTAACAGCGCTCATTGCTTCTTCAAAGCGCTCATGCTCTTTCAGTATGGCCTTGTTCCACTTCGCTTCATTTTCGTAATCTTTTTCCTTCGCGTTCTGCAAAATCTCAAGCGTATTTTCATGGTGAACTTTGAGCAGCTCCTCTTCCGTCATGTACTGCTCTAGCAGCCTCTCGCCACGTTCGATTGTTGTCTCTTTTTCTGCCTCCATCTCGGCGATGATTTCAGCAGCGGCCCGCCTTGACTCCAAGTTTCTTTCTATGGCGGATTTCTCTGCCTCATATGCATCGATTACGGCATATGCCTGTTCCGCGGCACGAAGCTGGCTCTGTGGAGCTCCATCGATCTTGAGCTTGTACAAATCCGCTTCTGTGGCGGTCATGCCAAGGGTTTCGGCCTCCAGTCGCAGGGCCTCGATGCGCTTCTGGATGGCGTCGGAGCCGCCAGAGTTGCTGCCACCGCCAGAGGGCTTATCTTCCGGCTTATCGCCTGCCCCGCTTCCACCACCTTCGGCGATCTCGAACAGCCGGGAGAATGTAGCCCGATAGTCCTCTGCTTTTTGCTGGACGGTATCCAGCTCTGCACGCAGCTCGATAAGCCGTTTCTTCCAGTTATCCGCACTTCGATCTTCTGGGTTCCGCTCAAGCAGCAACTGGTAGCTCTGGATGCTGTTGTAGAGACGGATCGCTTCGTCTTGCAGGTCCTCGAAGGGCTGCTCCAGGTCCATCAGCTTCTTCTGGGCCTGCGCTGATGTCAGTCGCTCGAAAGAGCCGGCCAGCTTGTCGATCTCGGAATCCAGATCAACGGCTTTCTCGCTTGCCTCATCAGCACTGGTGGCAAAGTAGCCCAGCGCCAGGACAGCGGTTGTCACCACCCCTACGGGACCACCCAGGAGGCCCATGGCGCCAGATGCTGCCCGGGCAGCTACGCTTGCCCGGCTTGATGCTACTGCCGCTGCATTTGCGGCAGCAGTATGCGCAGCCTGGGCGGATGAGGCTCTGGCCGTCGCCTTGGTCAGGTTGTCCATGGCGAAGGCGTGGGCATTGGTGCCTGCCGTGGCCTTGGCGTCCGCAAGGGCTCGCTGCTGGATGGTCCGGGAAGCAATCAGCTCCGCTTCGGTTCGGCGGGCAATGGCGGCCGTGGCTACGGCCTCAGCTTTCGCGTCCTCAATGGAAGCCAAAACTGAGCGGCCTTTGGCTGCCGCATAGGAAGCCACCGCCGCCGTGGCGCGCCCAGCTACCAGAACCGCCAGTCCCTCAATCACGGCAGACAGCTGCTCTGTGCTCTCTTGAGCCTCACCCAGGGTGTCACCGTACCCAGACCACAAGCGCACCAGGTCGGTAGCTGTCTGTGTGGCTGAGCGCATCAGTCCTGCTTGAGAGTCGCCAATGCCAATCAGGGCAACGTCTACAGCACTGAAGAACGAATCAATATCACCCTGCAGGGTGTCCAACTGGGCCGCCGCAGTCTCTGCAGCTTGCCCTGTCGATTGCAGCCGCGATTCCATGTCGCGCAATGCGCTGGAGCCATTGCTCAGAAGAGCAGCAAGCGCGGGGCCTGCCTCTGCGCCGAACATGGCAACCGCACGGCTAGCCGTTACACCGTTGGCTTCAAGGTCAGCAATAATATCGACAAGGGGCCGGAATTCGCCCGCAGAATTGCGGACAGAGATGCCAAGATCATCAGCCTGATCCGGCAGCTCATTGAGGATGGCTCGAAGGCCGGTACCTGCACGCTCGCCATTACCGAATGCAGTGGTCAGCAAGCCAAGGGTGGCAGTAGTGCCCTCAAGGGACTGCCCCAATGCCGCCGCTGTCGGCCCAGCATTACGCATGGCGACCTGCAAACGATCTACGTTCAGGGCACTGGCGCCAATTGATGCAGTGTAAACATCAACAACGCGGCCGGAATCAGAAGCAGCCAGCTCGAACTGATTCAGGGTGGAGGTTACCAGCTCAGTGGCTCGCCCCAGCTCTGCCTGACCAGCTTCGGCCAGGTTCAAGACGTTATCCAGCGAGGCCATCTGTTCGGTGGCGCTCTGGCCACTGGATGCAAGCGCATAGAGGGCTTCAGTGGTTTGAGCCGGGTTGAAACGGGTAGAGGCAGCCGCTCTCAGGGCAGATTCAGCCAGCTGATCCAGCTCCTCCGCCGTGGCGCCGGATACAGCGCCCACGTTTTTCATGCCCTGCTCGAAGCTGGCTGTTCCCTGAAGGATGGAACGGAAAAACTGAGAGGTGGCAACCGTGGCCAGCGCGGCGCCAAGCAGCTTCAAGCCACCGGACATCTGATCAGTGGCGCGAGTTACCTTGCCTTCGGTCTGCTCAGCCTGACGACCCAGGCGATCAAGGTGGCGCTGTCCACCTTCAACTTGGGTGCTATCAACCGCCAGTACCAGTCTTGCCGTTTCGGTCATGCCAGGCCTTCGCTCTGAGTTGGTCCAGACGACGCAGCACGTCCACTTCCCAGGGTAGAAGGTGGATTTGCTTCAGTGCTGCCCAGTGGTGGATCTCGGTGAAAGTGCAGTCGCCCAGCTGGCAGAACCAGCCCCAGAGGTATTCAAGCCCCTCCGGGGGTGGTTCCAGCTTCAGGCTTTTGGGTTTGTTGCCGGTTTGCTTCCAGACATGCTCCAGTCGCTGGCGCTGGCTGGTCCCGGTCTTAGCGTCGGGTAAATCTAGGGCTATTTGCCCTTCCGCCCAGTCGTAGAGTCGCTGGACGGTTTCGTGAAAAAACGGGCATCGTTGGAGGCGTAACGGTCGATCATGTCCCGCAGCTGGGGCGCCTCACGCAGAAGCTTCTGCACGTTTTCGGGGGTGCACTCCTCTTCAAAGGACCAGTCACCCACCAGGGCGGCGGTCAGGATCACGGTGCGATCCTCCGCCTTTACTTCCCCCTGGCCAGCAATAGCTGCCAGATCGGCCCGATAGGCCTCGGCCTTGGCTTTCTGGAAGCTGTCCGACCATTGGGAGCGCACCACCAGGTAATGGTCGGTCGCCTCTCCCTCCGGGGTGCGTAAGGGCACCTTAATGCCCTCGTTCGCCTTGTCACGGGTGAAAAACGCATCCATTCCTACCATTACGCGGCACCCTTGGTGATAACGATCTGGCTTTCCTCTGTTTCGTCATAGAGGGCCATCAGGTCCATAGAAATGGTCACCTCGCCTTCACCGCTCACGTCCGGCTGGCCGCTGTTGTACTTGATGCGCGGCAGTGTGAAAGCGTAGGCGTTGGTGCCATCACTCAGGGTGAATTCCAGGCTGGATTCAGTCTCGTTGAGGAACTTCTCGTAGAGCGCCTCGGATTCGAACCAGGCAGTGACGGAGCCGGAAAGGTTGGACCGGGCAATGCTCAGGCAGGCGGCAGTGTCGGAACCGACTGTAAACAGAGCGCTCAGGCCGTTTTCCAGGGTCAGAGACAGTTCGGTGATGATGGCGATGGCCGAACCGCCTTCCTCAATGGTTCCGGAGAAACTGTCGAACGGGCTGGATGTGGTCCCCGGGTCATAAGTGGCACCGGCGATAGCGGTCTGGGCCGGGTCATCCATGGAGCGACCAATCAACCCGAAGTTGCTGGTGATAATCGCGTTCGGCGATACCGTCAGATTCCAGGTGTTGAATTCGCAGCCCTTGTAGCGCAGGTACTGGCCAATATCGGCAAAGTGGCGTTCGATGGTGAAGGGCCGGCGGACAACGCCAGCTTTCAGCTCATCGGTGCCTGCAGTAGGGGTATCTACCTCCCAGGTGCCGCAAAGCACCGCCTCCAGCATGGTGTCGAAGGCGCCGCCGTAAGAGAGCTCACAGTTGATGTCGCCACCGACCTGCTTGTTGCCATGGCGCATGTCAGCGATCTGCCGATCAGGGCGCAGTTCCTGAGACTGGATGGTCTCCTTGGTCAGAGCCAGCGTGGTGCCTGTCTGCCGGATCGGCGTAAAAACGGGAGTTGCCGGTGTGGTACCGGCAACAGATTCGGCCACCAGGGCCATTGAGTGGCGAGAGCCATTAGCAGGGCAGCCCATAGGGGGAACCTCCAGTCGGGACATACAAAAAAGCCCGCTCAGTGGCGGGCCGTGGGGTTTAAACCGCCCGGTTTACCCAGGCGCTGTAATAAATCGTTATCGACATTCGGTTCCAGTTATCAACCCGCCGCATGGGGCTGACACCACAGGAGCGAATCAATACGCACAGCGGCACATAAACCGCGTACTCCTGCTCAATGAAATCGAGGTCCAGCGTTTCTGTTTGTGGGGGCGCCTCGTACCGGGCACCAGCCTTGAACCGGGCGGCCACTTCATCGGCCTTTGCCAATAGCGGGCTGTCGCCGGTATTGAGCGGCCAGTTCAGGTCAATCTGGAAGACGCTATCGTGACGGTCTTGGCCGGTGTCGCCCAGCGTAGCTACGCCAGGCTGTGCCGGCAGCACATGAACCCGCGCCCAAGGCGCGCCCGTCTCAGGGTCAAAGTCTTTGCCGGGCTTTGCCCAGGGCAGCCCAAAATCGCCGCTGATCCACGACTGAACCAGAGCGTTGCGAATATCGAGGAATCTCATACGCGGTTCTTCCGGGCTTCTTCTTCAAACAGGCGCTTAAACCGGGCCACGTTGCGGCGCAGCATGCCCTCCGGGGCCTTGGTGTGGGACCAGCCATCAAACTCAACCCGGTAGGCGTAAGGCATGTTATTGCTGAGCAAAGTCACGCTGCCGCCCTGAATGGCCTGCACAATGGCTTCCATTTCGGCGGTGGTGGCACTGCCATCCTTGTCGGTGCGGCCATTCTCTGCCGATGCGGGGGAGCCTGTTGTGGTTTGCCAGTCACCGCGCAGACGGCCATCCAGAACCGGGGTGTCCATGATGACCGCCCGAAACAGCCTCAGCTCAACGCCTCGTGCTGTTTGCTCCATCGAGCGCCCGGCCTTCTTCGAGAACGACCGAACATCCGATGCAAAGCTCATTTTCTCACCTGAATCTCATGGAGAAGGGTTTGCCCAGCAGGGCGCAGGGTCTTGATGCGAATAATCGTCCAATGACTACCGTCCACGGTGACCGAATCCGTCACTACCGGGTCAACGTCAAACGGAGCCAGCAGCAACTTGCGGTCGCTGGTGCGGATCTCGTTACCGGCGGCGCGTGAATCACCCGCCTCTTTGGCTGAGTAGTTCAGCAGCACGCCGTTCGGGGTGTAGCTTTCAGTGGTCTGGCCGGTCACATCGCCGGTGAGCGGATCTTCTGTGCCGCCCGTTACCCGGGAAACCGTGACGGGCTGGCCAAACTGGGCCAGCAGCCGCTGTGCCGTGGCCGCCTGTCTGTCGTAGAAGGCGCTCATGCGCGAACAGCCAGCAGTCCACGGGTGACAAGGAAATCAGCAAACTGCGCACGGCTGGGCCGCTCAGGGGCCGCCCACATCAGCTTGCCGGTGTTCTCGATTTGGCCATACTCCACTTCCAGAACGTCTACCTTCTCTTTTGTGACCGGCCCTTGGCGCTGGTCTGGCGGGTTTGTCTGGTCGTTGAATATCTCAGCAGCCAAGGCCATCTGGCCGTACTGAATGCGTGACGGTATGTAACTATTCGGTTGCAGCTGGCCATCAGTCCACACATCGGAGCGGGGCCACGCCAGTGCCTGGTCGGCATTAGCCCGGTGGCCCTTCCATTTCATCACGTTCATCTGGACAGCCGCTTGGCGCAGCAGCGCTTCCTGCTCTGCCTCAGTGTCAGGCAAAGTCACGCCATAGCGGGTGCCGTAATCCACCAGCTCTGCCGCCGTGGCGTAGCTTTCCGCATCCGCCTTGCCTGTACCGTCCTCGATGATCAGTGACATGAATTATTCGCCTTCCGCTTTTGCGGTGCGCTTGGCCGGGGCCTTCTTGGCCGGGGCCTTGGATTCGGTCAATTTGGTATGCTTTTCAGGGTCAAAATCAGCCTCATTGATGACAACATGGTCACCCTGGCCGTCACCCCATGGCTTTACCTTTATGGTACCCATTGAAATCTCCAGTCAGAAGAAAGGCAAGGGGGCAAGCGCCCCCTTCCCGGTTAGCCTAGAAGCAGAGCCATATGCTCTGTTTTCACGGCCTTAACGCCCCAAGCCAGCGCCACTTCGTACTGCACCTGACGGTACTGCTTGTACATGGATACCTCAAAGGAGAGGCCAGAGCGGGGATCAGTGATAACCATACGATCATCAGCGGAATCACCCTCTTGCGGCAATGCCGGAGCGCGAGTCGCCAGAGCGATTGCGGAGCGGGCAAACGCCATGTTACGAGCAGAGGCCGCAATCACGGTGATATTGGTCGCAGAGGCCGGAATGGCCTGGCGCAAACCAGGTGCGGCCAGGGTGATGGTGCCGCCATCAGACACATCAGCATCACCAGAGGCAACAACGTACTTGTTGTCATCACCAGCAAAGGTGATCACGTCACCCGGCAGGATCGCGCCAGTACCAGCAGAAGCCAAAGTGATAACGGTAGCGCCAGCGGCATAGCCCGCGTTGTCAGTAGTGGCGCTTGCGCCATCACCCGCCACGCTGGTGACAATCTGCGCAGACTCACGCAGCTTGAGGCCGGCTTTGTCGATGATGATGCCCTGATTCTGCATGGTTACATCACCAGCAATGTCGTAGCGAGACTGAAGGCCAAGGAGCTTGGCGCCAGCGCTGGTATCAATGATCAGCTGAGCATCGCCAGTGGGTGCGCCATTGTCTTTCAGGATCTTCAGCACGTTGGATGCATCAGTGAAATCACCAGCAGAGCCAAACGGGGTGGAGCCAGCAGAGCCATAGGCGCGCGACGCATGAATATGCAGGCCAGCAAGATCAGCCTCAACCTCATTGGTCAAGGTGCGCATTGCCTGGGCGAACTGGTCCACCATAATGCGACTGCGACCAGGGCCATTGTTGTCCAGTCCACGGGACTGCTCACCATTCCACCGCACAGGAACACGGCGGGCCTTGGTGATAGTCATATCCACATTGCCGATGGTCTGATCACCATCATTCGGAGGGGTTACTGCGGGGGTAATGTCGCTGGCAGTAGACGCCGGAGCCACAGGGGAGCGCACGGTCTGGCCTACAGCTGCGCGCTCAAAGGTCATGTCAGAAGTTACAGCTGGGATGATGCCGACCAGCTCACGTGATACAACGTCCAGGGCGTTATAAAGATCCGGGACGAGGTTTGTAATGCTATTAGCCATGATTCAATCTCTCTCTATTCGGTTAGGGTGCCGCCTTTCTTCGAGAAATCCATGCGTTCTTCAGCTGACATGGCCTCAAATTGAGCGCGCGTTGCTTTAGTTGCGGCACCGCCGCCATTACCGCCCCCGCTGGCACCGCCACCCGAGGCTTTGGACGCAACAATCAACGGCGCGAAGGCCGGCTCAGTGCTGAATTCTGCTTTCAGTTCGTCCACTGTCATGGCGCTGGGCTTGCCCTCGGCATCCAGCACAACAGTGGTGGGCTTGCCATCTCGTACTTCCATGGACAAGCGGCTGGTCAGGTGCGGTTGGAGCGCCTTGGCGCTACCCTGCACTGCGATCTCCGCCGCAATGCCAGACGCCACACCTGTGACCATTTGCTCCTTGAGCCAGGCCTGGTGCTGCTCAACCTCGCCCTTCAATTCGCCTTCGCGCTTGGCGAGCTTTTCCTGCCAGCTCTTTTCCAGCGCCTCTACATCCCCTGCCTTGCGGTGCTTGTCATCGTTCAGGCTGGCCATCTGATCCTGCAGCTCTTTCAACTGCTTGGCGGCCTCCTGACGCTCCTGTTTGGCGGTTTTGGTTTCGCCAAGCAGTTTGTCCTGGTGCTCCTTCAGCCGGGTGTTCTCGGCCTGAATCTCGGCAATTTGCTCCGGGGTTAGCTGGCTACCGCCATCGCCACCACCATCGCCACCGGCACCTTCTCGCTTCATGTAGGGGATCTTGTTGAATCGCATTGGTCACTGACCTCTTGGTTTACCCACTGGGTTAAATCCCCGCCCGAGCGAAAGCCTGCGGCTCAAGCTGCCGCATCTCTGCCAAGGTCAGGGGTTGGAAATTTCTGTCGAGCTGCAGCTGCGCGAATCGCTCTGCATTGATGCCGCCATTGCGGAGCAACTTGCCCCGCGCTGGCCCTATTGCTGAATCTTGGAAAGCGGCTGGCTGTCGTTTCAGCCACTGGTAATACGTCAGATCGGCATCCACATAGCCGTTTTCACTGGAGCGGGTGCCGTCCTTGTCGAGGAAATCCAGCCCGTCATCCAGCTCTGCCACCGTGGTAGAACGGCAGCCAATGTGCAGGGGAGGCATAGGCCCATCCCCTACATCGAACGTCTGGCCATCAAGGCTTCGGCATTGTGTTGTGGTGCGGCTGTCCAGCGTAGAAACCCACCGGTAACCGGTTACCAGGTCGGCATTGCGGTCCCATGTCTGCTTTCTGGCAGTGCTGGCCACATGCTGCACTGCTGTCCTGACAATGGCCTCAGCATGGCGCCGGGTGGTGTCCAGCAGGCCATCTTTGTAGCGCAGGGCTTTGGTGCCGCGAATCGAGCGGACAATCTCGGCATTGGTCTGGCCTTCAAAAGCACCTTGCCGGATGCGATTCTTCACCGCCTCGATCTCACTGCGCGACCAGTCCTTGATGAACGGCTCCAGCAGCTTGCCGCCCTGACTGCCTCGCACACTCATGGGGTCCAGGGTGGCCGCCGACCAGACCGTACTGGCGGCAGGCACAGCAAATGAGACGCTGCCCACCACTGCGCCAAGGCTTCGCGCCTCAAAGCCAGCCTCATACTCGGCCAGCTCTTGCAAGCTATCCAGAAGGCCGCCCACCTGCTTGGCATAGAGCCCGGCCAGCAGAGTGTCGATCTCTTTCAGGAGCCGGTTCAGCTTGTCGCGTTTGTACGCGGCAATTTCCGACCGCATCAGCAGCTTCTTGCGGATTTCCCGGTCAGCGTCCTTGAGGAAGTCCGCCATCTGGTTGGCTTCGCCAGCCTTCAGGCGCTCCAGATAAACCGCATGGCGTACCGTGGAATCAACGAGGGCGTCAGGTACCGCCATCGGCGTCATCCAGGGCAAGGCCGGTGCTGCTCTCGCTCACTTCCTCGCGCACTTGGTCGTCAGTCTTTTCTGAATCAATCAGACCAGTGAGGCGCATCCAAGCCCATACGTCAGTTTCGGGGACCGCGCCACTCATCCACGCCGCTACAATTTCGCGTAGCAATTGAGAATCCAGCGTGTGTTCCACCAAGTCCTGATTGAGCAGGTAGGACACATCGCCAGATGCGCCCATGAACTCCGCACACCAGCCAAGACACTTGGTGTACGCCTCCGAAACATTGGCGGACGCCAGAGACAGAGCCGAGTGCTGTGCAGCATCATCGCTGTTCACTTCCGTGGCCGTCTTGATTGCGCTGCCGACCTGCATCAGCTTGGCACCCAGGCTGCGCATTCGCTCTTCAATCTTGTCCGGCTCCTGCGCAAGCCCTTTGTCAGACTTCATCTCAGCTATGCCAAAAGAACCGCCCTCCGGCAGCATGATTGGTGCTCGCGATCCGAAAATCACACCACCATTGCGCTCCAGCATTTCCACCCAGTTCTCATTGAGCCCAGCCATCCATGGCTGCCCCTGACCAACGTAGTGCAGGGAGTTGTACCAGGATGCCTGTATCTGATAATGGGTAATGTTTAGTGTGGCTAGCTCCAGAAGCGGCGCCTTATCAATGCTGCTGTCATTGTTCTGCGCACCCACAAAAG